TTGAGATTAGATCCAGATTGGAAAGATTAAAGATCAAAGTCAATTAGTTTACTTTGATCCAGCAACACCAAAGAACCTGCTTCGGCAGGTTTTTTATTTTGTAACCGACGACCGAGAGGCCGAGAGGAGAAAGCATGACAGAGAAAGTATTAAGCCAAGAAGAAACAAAACAAATTGAGGATGCTGCTATGAAAGCTGCAATGAATGACACTGACGTTAATGCGCCAAGTGCTCATGCAGTCGAAACAGCCGCTAATCAAGAACAGGAAAAAACACAAGACGAAATAGAGCCGCGTGTTGAAGTGGCTACAGGTTTAACGCAAGAAGAACTTAATCAACTGCGCCAGCAAGCGGCATTGGTTCCGAAGTTGCAGAAGGCTCTTGATACAACGAATGGAACATATGGCGGCAAGATAGCTGCGCTAGAGAAAATGATCACAGGTCTAAAGTCTCAACCAGAAAAGGCTGAAGGCTTAACACCAAGAAAAATTTCTGTTGAAGATTTTACGAACCTTGCGAGCGACTTCCCTGAATTGGCTGAAAAACTTGCTCAAGATTTAAGTGGGGTGATTGGTCGCGAAGATAGTGCTGGAGTGAGTGAATCCGTTGAAAAGATCAGGGCCGAGTTTGAAGAAAAACTTGCCGAACGTGACCGGGAGGCCATCGAAAGATCAGCGAAACGATTAAAGAAACTCCATCCTGACTACCAAGATATTGCGAAATACGAATTGACTGATGATGGATTGGCGAAGTTTAAAGATCCGGTATTCGGTCAATGGTTATCACAACAATCAGACGATGTGAGAGACGTTGTGTTTCACTCGAATGATGCTGATGACGTGTCTGATGTTCTTTCTGCGTACAAGCAAACGTTAAAACCAGCTCAGCAGGAAAAGAAAACATCGGCACTCGAGAGAGCTATCTTGCCAAAAGGTGTCAATACAAGCCGCAACTTGTCTGATAAAGACAGAGAAGAAGCTGCTATGAGAGATGCTATGCGCGATTAATACCCAAAATATATTTAATTAATGCCCGGCTAATCGCTGGTTTTTTATTTTGGAGAATTAGAAATGTCTATTGGAATGATAAATGATCCGGTTCAGCGGATTGGAGTTATTAAGGGGCGCATTCTTAAGCATGCAAAACCTTATATTTGCCTTGGTGTTGTGGGTGTCAACGAGAACTTTCAGCGTAATGCTGGTGATACGGTTAAGTATCGTAGATTTTTGCCAAAAGGGGCATCTGCGGCACAACCTAACCGCTTCTTTTTGGATGCTAACGGAGATCGTAGCCAAGCTTATGTTGATGCGCACCTGACTTCGGAAGGTGTAACACCAAATGCAGAGAACGTATCTGCCCAAGATATCACTGCTCCTGTAAATCAATACGCTGTTTTGTATGGATACTCCGACAAGCAGTACGATTTGCACGAGGATGATATACCAGACGAAATGATGAAGCTGACTGGTGAGCGTAAAGCTCTGGTTATGGAATCGGCTTTGTTTAGCGTGTTGAAAGGCTGCACCAATAAGTTCTATGGAGGTACTGGCACTTCGCGTGGCACTGTCAATGGGACACTAACGTTGACAATCTTGCGCAAGATGGCGCGTAGTCTGAGCCTTAATCACGCTACTACTATCACAAAGATGATTAAAGGTGGATCTGCGGGGCTGTATGGCACCTCCCCAGTAGGTCGATCTTATCCAGTATGGGTGTCAACCGATTTGATGCCTGACCTGCGAGAAATGCCCGGGTTTGTTCCAGTTGAAAGTTACGGTGATCCTAAAATCGCAGTGGATGGTGAGGTAGGTAAGTGCGAAGAGTTCCGTTTTATCGCATCTCCTGAATTGGTTGAGGTACAAAACTCTGGCGCTGCGGTTGCTGGTTCTGTGCCTTCACTCAAATCAACATCCGGCACATACGCTGACGTTTATCAAGTCGTTGTTGGTTCTGAAGATGCCTGGGGTCATATTGGCGTTAATAGCGGGAAAATGGAAGTTACTGCACTTTCTCCGAACGTTAAAGACAAGAACGATCCTTTGGGCCAGCGTGGCTATGTAGGTTGCAAGTTTTATTATCACGCAGTGGTTTTGAATAACTTGCAAATGGCCGTGGTTGAGGTTGCTACTCGCGCGCTAACTGACTAAGGGGTAATTCCATGAGAGTGACCTTAAATAGACGGCTTGCTTCAATAGGAGATACCGTTCTTCGGTATGCGCTCTATTTGTTGCTCAAGCCGATAAAAGAGCGTTTCCGTACTTGTATTCATTCTACTGCTGGATTGGTGATTAAAGCTGGTGGATCTGCTTTGGTCAAAACCGGTTCTGCTGTCTGCCATCTTACAGTTAAAGGCAACAATCGGCGCATTGCTGGATCTACAGATATGCCTGCGCTTGTAGGAACAGTCACGAATGCAATGCATAACCTGTATGTATTTACGATTGATGGCTCTGGAACAACTTATGTTCAGATGGGTACGGAAGCGGCTGCGGAAGCGAGTGTGAAATGGCCAAGCCTGAACCCGGAGCGAGCCATCATAGGGTATATCAAGGTAAATCCAACGGGGACAGGTAACTTTGTTGGTGGTACTACTGTTCTTGATGATGTGACTGTTGTTCCGAACGTTGCGTATATCAGTCCGGTTGGGATGTTTGATCCAACTGCGGCTATTGATTAAGGAGAAAATGATGCAAAGATTAGATGTAAGAGGTTTTACAGGTACTCTGATGAAGGCAGTCGCCGCGGCTGGCACAACGACAACTTACAGCACTACTGGCGTTACGCAATACAGTATTGATGGCAAGGCATACTCGAAAGCTGCCGTAACCAATGGCGCAACGCCAACGACCGATATCAACACAGGAGCAGCTTTCTTACCACTGGCTGCAAACAAAGGTTGTAAATTTGTATTCGGATATGACTCAAGCAATACAGTGCGTGTTGCGCAGGGTCCAATAGTCGATCTGGATGGCGCTGCTGATGGTGCAAATGCTTCTTTTGTAACGAAAGCGGCATTCCCGCAATTGCCGGATGACTTCGCGCCGTTTGCTTACCTAGAAACAAAGGTAGGTGCAAGTGGATCTTCATGGACATTCGGGGCAAGCAACTTGGCTGGACCTCCGTCGAACGTACTTCATACGTTTGTTGATGTGACTACATTGCCAACAAGACCGTAATAGTTGGTAAATTGATTAAAAAGGCCGGCAAAAATTCCGGCCTTTCTTATTGGAGACTTATATGCGAGAAGAAACATTGCAGCGGACACGTAGACCACAAATCAACACGAACGAACTTGAGCCAACCAATGAGCAGACTATCGATCTTGCTTCGACTATTGAAAAGCCAGAGATGGCTATTGTAACGGATGAATCTTTGGATTCTCCGCATTTAAAAGAATATCTTTCTGAGATGAAGTTTATGGAGGATAAAGTTGAATTTATAGTCTCTGAATCAGAAGATCCGAATGCGCCAAATCCGGTCTCATGCGGTGTAAATGGGGAAATCAAGCATTTTAAGCGTGGCGAGCCTTACACAGCGCCAAGGAAGTTTCTTAATGCATTGATTAATACTGTTTTCCGCGTAGAAACAAGAGCATACAAAGATGAGCAAGGTCTGGATCAAACTGAGATTAAAAAGATACCCATGAGCGGACTTAATATAAGCATTCTTTTTGATCCTGCCGGTGAAACAGGGCGGCGCTGGCTGCAATACAAAATGAAATCGGCCTATTAATGAATTACCTTGAGATAGCTCAGCGCGCTGTTCTGGAAGGTGGTGCGTCAGGTAGAGGTGTGTCCATCGCTGGTGCGTCAGGCGAATGGTTGCGTTTTGTTACCTGGGTAAATCAAGCATGGCAAGATATTCAGAATGAGCATTCTGGATCATGGCTATGGATGAGAAAAACTAAATCATTCCCAACTGTAACAGAACAAGGCGAGTATGCGCTGTCCGATCTTTCTATCACCGACTTTGCTTCATGGCACCAAGATTCATTTAGGGTATATAAGGACACGGTTGG